ACCGTCTTTACCGTTGAGGCCATCAGCACCGTCTTTACCGTTGAGACCGTCAGCACCGTCTTTACCGTTGAGACCGTCAGCACCGTCTTTACCGTTGAGACCGTCAGCACCGTCTTTACCGTTGAGACCGTCAGCACCGTCTTTACCGTTGAGACCGTCAGCACCGTCTTTACCGTTGAGGCCATCAGCACCATCTTTGCCGTTGAGGCCGTCAGCACCGTCTTTACCCGGTACCGTGGCCCGCTCTTCAACCGCTTTAAGTCGTGCAAATATTGGCTCGAATTCTCGTTTCAGATAACCATGCACACCTTCTATGAATTTTTCTATGTCTAACACGAGGCAACCCCTTTGCTATTAAGTAAGAATAAAGCTTTAGCTGTGTCATCAATCTGAGGCGGTGGCGGAACAGTACTCTTCCATGGATCATTCCGATCACGCTCGTCCAACGCCGCCAAAGAATAATTCTGCTGTTGAAGGTATGGAGTATCACCGCCCTGGACTGGGAGTAGAGAAAACCGTTGGCGCCCTTCGTTCGGAGACATTATTCCGGCCTTAACACCATCGGCTGCAGTGGTCATTTTAAGCCTTGTGTCCATCCGCATAAGGTCATCAAGATCAAATTCAGTCCGATACTTGACCGGAAGATTCAATCCATCATCGAGTAACCCTTCAACACTCTCTATCAACGTTTGGAGACAACCGGAATAGTAGATTCGGTCGAGAACTTCAGCATTATCATAGGTCGGCATAGGCCCAACGAAGACTTTATAAGGGGGGACTTTGAATACTGAACAAATCTTCTCATCGGACCATTTCAATTGATCAATGAGCTGTGAATCCACAGCAGTCATAGTGAATGGTCTAAATTCCAAACCATCCCCGGCGACCGCAACCTTACCTAGGTTCTCCCCGCCGTATTTCGTGTGCCAGTCTGTTTTTAGTCTCTCTGCTACGTCATTCGAAATAGCTCCAGGTGCAGTGAGCATCCCGGAAGGCATGGCAAAGTTACCAAAAAATTTAGTACTGTTATTCTGGATGTTCAACCCCTGTTGAGTGGCCAAGGCGGCCGCATAAAGTGGAGAAATTCCAACCAACGGGTGAAATAGACAATTGAAACGATCATGAATTATTTCACTGGCCGGAACCGCTGGAAAGTCTCTTTCCAGGGTTGCTATATTGTCTCGGTTGAGCGCATAGAATACCTCACCATTGTCAGCCACAAGAGGGGTGACCTTGAGTGGGTCAAGTATATAAAGGGCTTTGACCATGTTACGATTATCGCGAACCTTTAAGGCATAGGTATTGCCGTGGCTCAATTTACTGATAGCCCACGCTTCGATAAATTGCTTTGTGGTCTGGTAGTGATTTGGTTTCCTGAAAACCGGAGAGAACGCGGCGCTTTCGGTTTCGGCCCAAACACCTTGTGTGAGTTCGGTAAGACGCAACCCGAGTTTACCCATATCCCCGGCTATCTGAGTGACACAGGCATAAAAGGTCGGGTGCTTGAAAGCACTGTCAACACTTACTTCAGTGTTGGTCTGCCAGGCCCCCATGAAGGACTCAACAATGGTTATCCATCCTTGATTGTTCGCGGGGGAAAGGGCTTTCTCAATCTTCGGTGCGATTAACTTCTTGACCCATTTAAACATCTTCGGCTGTCATATCCCGGCGGGCGTACTTACGGCTACGTTTGCGCTTAACCTTCTCCGTCTCAACGACGAGAGGGGTGGTGCGTTCAACTTTCTCCACCGGTTCCGTTTCAACAGGGGTGGGGGTAGACGTGGCAAGAACGGCTTTACCGCAAGCGATAAGCACTCTTCTTGTATTCACGCTTCTTACCTCAAACTCATCACCCGGTTGAATCGTCTTGCCAAGATGGGGAATTCTGGTCTTTGCTATCAACTTTGTCATGCTACCTCTCAATTACCCGGACCCGTCGGTATGACTTGACGGGTCCGGGTAGGGGTTATGATGCTGTGGTAGTAGTTGCTGCTTCGATTCCGCTATAATCTGCGGTATCAACGAATTGTACAACACCACATCGGCGTTTCTGGAAGTTGATCGAACGCACGACTTTAATGGCGGTACTTTCCGTCTGGAACATGGAAACCGTCTTCTGTGTTGCTGCAGCAGGAGTAACCGAGTTCATAGCCGGGTTGTCTGCCATCTCAATCACCGCCTCACGACTGATGGAAATCTGAACACCGGTGTCACCAATGCGCCAGATGTCGGAAGGCTTGAGCAGGATGAGGTCACCCGCACCAACGCTGTCACCAGTTACAACGGGATCACCAAGGAGGGTTCCCCCTGTTTGATTGATCCCTGCGAACTCAGCGATACCCAAAGCGTTGGTCAGCAGTTGGATCTGTTTGGCCAAAGAGGGGTTCATGACGAAAGTCAGACCGCTGGAATTCTTTGCGGTGATAAACGGTGCATAAAGAGCGGCCACATCGGCACGAAGAGCAACGCTGTCAGTACCGTTTGAAGTGATCGGTACCAGGGTACCAGCGCCACCAGCTTTGCAAGTGTCATAGAGCATGCCACCAGGAGACACACCAGCGGAAGCGGCAGCGTTACCCAAGAACGTACCATCAACCTTCTGACGACTCGCTTCTTCCAAAGCATCCCGAACCAGCATTTCAGCAGACGGGGAAGAGTCACGAAGTACTTCATTGGTGATGATAGCCAACGCTGCAACCTTAAGAGGGGTCAAGGTAACATCAAGGAAGGTCATGGAGGTAGCAGGAATAGCCGCACCTTCACCTACCCAATACGCGGTACCGATAGAATCCTGACCTTTGATAGTCACATTGGCTGGAACGGTACGCAAAGGCAGTTGATCAAATACCGTACGTGCTTTGAGAAATTCGATAAAATCGCCATTATAGCGAGCATCGGCGGCAACCAGCTCGGAGGCCCATGTAGATGTCCCGGAATCAGCGGCGCCGACATCGGTTTTAAGAACATCAATCAACATTGGACTGTGGTTGCCCCAACGTTTCTGAGCGATGTTAATCGGGTTGGTGTTATCAATATTGGCAAGGGCCTTGGCGATTACCATACGGACGAAGTTCTGTCCTTTAAAATCCTCGTCTTTCTCAGTTCGCTTGATAATGGTGGGTCCACGACTGATCGAACCGGATCGTTGATTGTGGCCTTCGACGGGTCGAGCGGTATTGACGACATTCATGCACTCTACTTTTTTCATGCGAATGTCGCTGTCGAGCTGTTTTACATCTACTTCCAGCTCATCAAACTCGGCTGCTTCAGAGTCGTCGTAACTTCTGTTCTCAGATTTTACCAGATCGGTAATCTCGCTCATTCGGGCGGATTTTACCTGCCGCGCTTCGAGAAGATCGGCCAATTGTTCATGTATAGTCTTCATGTTGTTCCTTCTGTTGGATTGGCCCGAAACGCCGGGAAGATTTTTGGTTAAATGGCCTGACGCGGCCAGGATTTGATAATCGAACGACTTCACAGTAGTGATCGTCGCTTCACTGTTTGCCGGGACGGTTACAGCGCTTAGCTCCAACCACGCCCATTTGGAGAATCGATACCCTTGCGACCCTTTAATACCCGAGCCCTCAAGAGCACGGAATCCGATAGAAAGACCACGGACAAGACCGGATTTAATAGACTGCCAGGCTTCATCAAGCCGGTCTTTTAGGGTTCCGGCGTCGGGGATACTGGTTACCGTTCCTTCTACCTCAATACCACTCTTTGTAACTCTGGCTCCGGTTATGTGCCCGATTGGCTGGAGTGCGTTATGCTGCCACAAGAAAGGGATGGGGAGCGTGAACTGCGCACCTTCCGACTCCACGATATCCCCTGTACGATCAGTCGTAGGGGTAGTAGCAATCCCTCTAAATGTACGCTTATCTTCGTTAAAGCTTTTGATATTAAGGACAGAATACATCCGGGGCGGTGTGGTCATATCTATCTCCAAAATAAAGTTGTATATCCCACCGTTTACAGGAGGGTGGTACAAATTGCAAGAGGAAGGACGGGTTAGGGAAGAGATAGGTGGACAGGAGCGGACATTACGGACATTTCCAGGTTCGGGGTAAAAATAATGAAAATAGTTGTTGACGAGGCCGTTACAAGGGTGTATACGTATAATCAATGGATAACAATTAACCAGGAGGAGCAGATGGAGAAACGAATACCAACTGCGGAGATGGCGAAACGATTCGGAGTACAATCTGACACTCTTCGTAGAAATTTATGTAAGAGTGGTCATTTTCTCGGGGTAAAACCGATAAAGATGCCAAATGGCAGATTGCTATGGCCGGACGTATGGCCGGAAACAATCGTGAAACAGGAATAGAAATGGCATGGCAAGGCCAGGCGATGCTAGGCACGGCAGGGCAAGGATTTTAGTAAGGCATGGCCAGGCGAGGTGAGGCATGGTAAGGCATGGCTAGGCAGGGCGTGGCCAGGCAATGCAAGGTGAGGCAAGGATTTTAGCGGGGCTGGGCACGGCTGGGCTCGGCAAGGCTAGGCGCTGCAAGGTAAGGCAAGGATTTTAGCATGGCTGGGCACGGCACGGCAAGGCGGGGCGTGGCACGGCATGGCGTGGCAGGGCAAAGCGGGGCATGGCAAGGATTTTAGTGCGGCATGGCTGGGCCGGGCAGGGCATGGCGTGGCCAGGCAGGGCAAGGTGAGGATTTTAGTGTGGCGAGGCTGGGCATGGCATGGCCAGGCAGGGCAAGGTGAGGCAATGCAAGGCAAGGATTTTAGCATGGCTGGGCATGGCAAGGCCGGGCATGGCGCGGCGCGGCCGGGCAAGGTAAGGCAAGGATTTTAGTGTGGCAAGGCTTGGCTGGGCGTGGCGCGGCACGGCGTGGCAAGGTAAGGCAATGCAAGGATTTTAGTGTGGCCAGGCAGGGCGCGGCAGGGCATGGCCGGGCAAGGTAGGGCGAGGCAAGGATTTTAGTGCGGCCGGGCTGGGCCAGGCAAGGCGGGGCACTGCAAGGTAGGGCAAGGCAAGGATTTTAGTGCGGCATGGCTAGGCATGGTTTGGCCAGGCAAGGCGGGGCCAGGCGTGGCGAGGCATGGCACGGCAAGGATTTTAGTGCGGCGAGGCAGGGTTTGGCTAGGCAGGGTTTGGCTGGGCGAGGCAAGGTAAGGCAAGGATTTTAGTAAGGCGAAGCGAAGGTAGTTAAAACTCAAAAAGAAAGGAATACAAAATGAACATTGAAGTCACTATTAAAGGCACAACTCCATTACTCTGTAATAAATTCACTGATGCAGCAGCCATGTCGGCCAGTAGCGGAACCAGAGCTGCACAAGTAGGTGGGGGAAGAGGGGAACCAAGGGATCAGGCGAAAAGCAAACTGTACGTTTCCGAGGCGACAGGCAAACCGGTGATCCCTGGTCCGAATCTATTCAGGTGTATAATCGATGCAGGGAAGTTTTTCAAGAACGGAAAATCGAAAGTAACCACAATGAAGAATTCGGTTATCCCGGCGTGTCTCGCAATTGATGAATTTGAGGTTGAAATCAAACACGAGAACCCTTGGGAGGTTGACACAAGGGCGGTAAGGATCCCCTCAACGGGTGGGAGGATACTGGCGCATCGTCCCTGCTTTCACGATTGGAGGTTATCCTTCAGCCTCGACCTGGATGAAGAAGTAATGGGCGAAAAACTTCTCAGGGAAATAATTGACGCCGCCGGAAAACGAATCGGCCTCGGGGACTTTCGACCGGACTGTAAAGGGCCGTTCGGAAAATTCGTCGTCACTTCCTGGGAAAATGCATAACCTTAAGAAATAGGACCGAGGGGGTGGGTGTTTCGCCCACCCCCTTCACGCTCAAACCGTACCACCGCTTCGCGTGGGATTCGCACGGATTTATTCAATAAAATCGCACAAAGGCGACCGCCTCTAACCCACCGCCGGATAGTCCTCTCGGTAACTCGCCAGTGTTGGGCGACCTCACCCACTCGAAAGAAATCTTTATCGGGCAGACTCATACAGTTTAGC